TGGAAGGAGAGTCCAAGTGCAAGAGGAAGGAAGTGGGGTTTGGTTAGAGCGGTCTGGATTATTATCATGACTTGGAGGGCATCAAGGCCTACCAATGAGCCAGAGATCAAACTAAGGGTCATGGTGATTCCTTCCAGATCCCATCCTCCTACCAACAGCACTACCAGCATTCCAAAGACAATCGAGTTCCCGGATATGCGAGGTCTCCCACTCAGTCCTTTCGGACTAAACATACTTAGTACCATTGACGCCATGTAGAAGACTGCTATGGTGGCCAGCTCGTGTGTCACAGGGAGTTTACTCTCGATCCAGGTTTTTTCAACAGCCCCCCCGGACCAAGCATACCCGAGAGCTATAAACTGTTTCCGCTGGTTTTCCCAGCTCCCATACACTGAGTAGTGGAGAGTCTGAGCTGTCTCACGCCAGTTCTTGTCTATGGTAATCTCGGCAGGGTAGACGCACCCCCACATCTGGCTTTCCATGTGGTACACTGTGAGATTGGCAATCCTAGTGCAAAATTCGGTAATCTTCACCCCTTTGATGTCATATGGTCTGTAGGTGTATTTGCTTGGCTGGCAAGTCGGGGAGTACTGCACTGTTGTGCCCGGGCACGGACCCCTGAGAATCTCAGTACGTCCGAACCACGGGAAGTGGTTCTGGGCACCATATCCAGGTATTTCGGCGATCACTGAGTCAAGACCACCCATCGGAGGTGGTATGAACGCTCTATTACTGCGTTCCCCACGTCCGTGTTTGTGGTTAATCATACAGGATCCGTACATGTGTTCCATGGATTCGACAACCCACGAGCCATTTTCCTTCACGCTATGGATGTGGAGGTTAGGGCTCCTGAACTCCCGCGAATTTTTTAAGTCATTGAATCGCAGGATATCTGGACTGCACGTAACGCTCCCATTTGACGTGTTCCCCATGGTGGACGATGTGAAATACCCTTCGACATAATCCGTCTCCCTTAAGAACATGGTCCGCATGGAATTTGGGTGGCAAGGCTTTCTCTCCAAGATCTCAGCCGGCAGTCCATATATCACATGGAGACCACGGCATCTAGGGGCGTAGTTGATGAAGCCTGAGTCCTCTTGGGTACCCCTCCAATATTCTCCCACCTTGTCCAACCAAGCAGTGGCATTAAGATATGTGCCATTGGCAGCAGTGAATGGGAGGAGTGGCACTTCCCCACCCAGTACGCAGAGTGGCAAGCCTTCCTTGATAGCTTCGGCTACGAAGGCGTTCACCAAGCGTGGCGGCCATACCGCCACGCACACTCCTCCTGTGTCGACGAGTCCATGCTCAATGAGACCCCTGATATCAGTGGTGTCTCCGTGGTAGTATGTTAGGCCTCCAAGTCGCGATGTCCACGCCGCCTCACCACTGCCACATGACCATACGTCACTGCTGAACTCACACACGAACCCTTCTACTGGTATCACATAACTCAAGCAAAGTGTGAGCCACACGAATCTTGTCTGACGTGCTTTGTACGCAGCCGCGAGGAAGATGGCGAGCAAGGTTGAAAGAGCCAGCTCCTCCAGGCCCTGATGGTCATGGCCCACGTGCGCGTCGGTTGCTCCGACACCTGTGGCATAGGTGATCATCATCACACCAACACCTAGGAATCCGAGCATGAGCTTATCATTTCGTGTCTGCAGTCCCAAAAAGATGGCACCTGCACCGGTGACAAGGATCGTGAACTTGTGCCACCCTCCGAAGAGGATGCCACCGAGCCCACCTACTAACATGGTGAGGGCTCCACCGGCACTCCGAAAGAATCCACCCATGGATGAAAAGTCAACCCGGGTGGACCCCGTTCTCATCACTCTCTTGATTTCCGAACCCAGTCCAGTGAAATACTCTAGCACGACCGATCCCGTTTTTCTGACATCATAATGATTGTCTCCGATTTCAACTCTCCACTCCCCGGGGGGAAGGGTGAACTCAACAATCCCATGGTCCCAAACTATGGGATCCTGGGATATCATTTGGATCTTGTTGACCTTGGCCAGGTCAGTGGGACTATAGGCTTTCACCTCAACTCTGCATGGGTCTGGTTTGTTGGTCACCACAGCCATCGTGTAATATTCGTGGTTGTTTATCTCGGGTGGCGAGAGTGCGATCCTCCCGGAACACACTGGATAATCGGCTATGGTGTTGATTTTTAATTCATCCAGATAGAACGTGCACGGTAGATGAGCATGGTCCATCTTGGACACCATAGTTGTCCCGTTAGTCACGGGAAAGGCCGGAGCTGTCACGAGAGCTTCCTCTAGTTCATCCCTCGTGTTGGTGCGAATGATGTAATCCCTGCCCTCTGCTCGGGGTTTTACAAACCTGACCACCGTGGACAACTTCCGTTTGTCATGGGGTCCAAACCCGAAGGGAATTGGAAGTGACGAAACCCAATCGTCAGCTACCAAGTATCCGAATAGTGCACTAGTTTTCTCATCCGTGGTTATCAATATCTTCTTTCCATTGAATGCGTATCCCTGCGTGGGTTGGCACTCATACTTCAAGGTCCCAAAGGAATCGAACAGCAATCTCCCCCCGGCATCTTGTGTGCTCACATCAAAGGAGTGTTCCTCGTTGTAACTCCACACCTTAATCCGGTGCTTCACGTCCTTGACATATGGAGTATAGACCTCGGCAGGGGTGTTCAACTCTATTTGGACGCAAGTGACTGTGTCTCCTGACCCAAATTTCACGCATCCATCACCCCAACCCATGGGAGCTATCGCTCGGTCACAGGTCCAATCTTTCTTGCCTTCCTCCTCAACAGTTGGATAGGTTCCGCCAGGGCATCCGAAGTCATGGGAATATGCCTTATCTTCCGCTCCCAAGTACAGGTAACGGTCAAGCTGGGTCATTTCCATTGTGGTTTCTTCCAAAGTGATGTGGAGGGTAGGCTTCCCTCTCGCATTTATTGTTGTGCACCTGTCGGTCTCGAGGATTGAGTGAGCCCAAGTGGCCTCACCTGCTGAGATAACGTCCCGCGTCTCAAGGGAGACGCATTTCATGTGTTGTTGCGTGGCTTCAGTGGTCGAGGCCAGGACGACAATCACAAGTCCAATCAAAGCCGAGGTCCATGACTTCGTGGCGATGCGTATTGCTAGGGCCACAACCATGATGGTGCTCCAATGTTGTACAGCCCATGCCTCATACTTCCACAAATGCTCCGTCCAATTGTTGGGAGTGGTTGCCCACCCCATCCTCTGTTCTTGGGCCGGGTGCTGGGGTATCCCTCTTTTTGTCCTGTGATGCTCGATTTCCTCCTCAGCTGTCATTAGTGGTCCCTTAGGTCTGTGGATCATGATCATGGCGCTAGGCCTGCAAACACATCGTCCAGTTGTCTTGGCGTCATTCACAGGATCCGGGCACCGGATCTTCTCTGTCCAAGTCCCATGGTCCAGAGGACCATGATAGCTACAGACAGTGCGTGACCCATCGGGCAACATAAAGTTGGTTCGATTGGCTTTGTATTGGCGGTTCTCATAGTGGATGAAATCAAATCCATCCCTGTGTGCCAACTGGGGGACTCCGGCCGCAGAGGCAACTGCCACTAAGCTTAGCAGGAGCAGGGGAATTCTACCCCTGGCAAGGCCTCTGAGTAGTCTAAGGAAACCTCGCATGATTGACAATATGCTAGCCGGGTTGGCAGCGCGGATGACTCTAGCTGCAGCCGCTGTCACTCTTCCGGTGGTCAGCACAGCACCAAGCTGATGCCTGAGCTTAGAGACTACCGGTTGTGGCCCGGAGTTGGAGGCGGTCTTTTGGCCCCTACTCATCCGGGTGTTTTGATTTTGTTGCGGGGGTTTTTTCCGGCCTGTGTTCCGGGGGGCCCCACCGCGGGTACCCCGAGCAAACCCGTTAACACGGGTTTTGGGTGGCATCGTAGAACCGACGTCACCGTCAACTTAAAGAAATTTTGGC